CGCATCGGTCTCCCTTTATTAAATATCTCTACATTTTATCTTAAAATAGTGTCACTTCATCTCTTACCATCTCTATTATTAGAATACCTATCCTCGCATCTATAGGACACCTCTAACCTATATTACTAACATACCCTATTAATACAGTTACTCTCTTGTGTGCCTTTCTCATTCAAATGTAATTTCATTAACACACTCTACCCTCTCTTACCTACATTACACATATTATCTTCTCATATTCTATGTGCCACTATCCTAATGTAAATAATCCAATCTAATATTATCAACTCATTGATATCTAATCTTCTATATCATATCAACCAGCCTCTATATTAATCAGTCCTATTATAATTAATCTTAATTTATTACATCAATTAATTATAACAGCTTCCTGTGTTTTATTTCCTATATCTCACTTCAATCAATATATCTTAATTATATTAACCTATCCCTACTTGAAATATAATTCTTTTCTTCGCTAGAAGAAATTAATTATATTGATGATTATATTCCTTATAGTATTGTTAGTATTATCTTCTATATTAGTATCAGTTATATAGTATTATTGTATATAGTATTATTGTTATGTTCTTATTTAGTACAGTCTGTAGTCAGAATCACTATAGACCAACAGATTACTATAGTCTCCTATTGAAATCCATAGTTATCTTATCTTCATACATCCTACCCTCTTCTACATCTATATCATGATTCTCTCTACCTATTATATTCTTAGTTTTATCACCTATAGCTATAACTCGAACATTAACACCATAGTCACTATATTTATTAGTCATATAACTTGTAACATAACCATGTGTAGAGCCATCATACGCTGTAAATAATAGTTGTGTATCAGTACCTACTAAAGAAGATAGCAAGCTTTTTAATTGATATGTATTTAAAGCAGTCTCTCTCCAATCTAACAATGAATCAAATAGAAGTACATTATCTTCATTTACAGTATAATCCTTATTGAATACCTTACATACATGATTATCATATAGGATAATACATTCATGATTAAGATTTTCAGCACTCCCTAAATCCTCTAATAATAAATCTATATCAGTCTTTATAGCTTCACTACACATAAGACAATCACCTTCAATCTAAACATAAAAATAAGGACTAGAATACCTAGTCCTTATTATATCATCTTTCACTTCTTATTTAAAGTTTGTTTTATACAGTTTTTTAATATAGTATCCCTTATAAAGATACGCTTGATGATTTTTACAATTATACTTATCTGAGAAATCTTTCTCAGACATAGTTTTGTAATCCGATAGAATCTCTTTTAAAGAATCTTTATCATATTTAGTTCTACGTCCTCTTGTTTCAGACTTTTTTGTATTTAATTTTGTTACCTCTTTAACCTCTACAGAACTTTTCTCATTAATAACTTCATAAGCCTTCTTACTAGCTGGCATAGAAACTACCTTATTTGGTTTGTAGAGATTTAATCCAAGATGAAAAGCTATTGCATCATCTACCAATCGCATAGTACTATTACCTAGAATAGTGACATATTCCTTTAGTTCATGAGTATTAACAAAACGCATCTGCTCTAACATAATACACGTATTAGTACCATTAAGAGTTAAATCAACATGAGTTTTGATTTTATCCCCCTTACCATATTGACCTGTAGACATAGGTGCAATCGTACAAATCTTATCAATAGATTTATTATCAGAAACCACTACCCAAGGTCTACGACCATACTCAGTGCAATCTGGTCGATTGTACTTTGTAGTATTAAATTGTTTTTTGTCTTTATCCTCATCAATATCATAGATAAAGACCATTCCTTTTGTCACACGTGTATACTCATCATTCATTTGTGTAGCCATTTTATTTTACTCCTCACCATTAATCATATCATAATGAACATTGATTAGATTACCATCTTCATCAAAATCCTCTACGTATAATTCATTCTCTTTTTTAGTACGGAACATCATACTATATCCGTTTCCTACTTCATTTCTGAAAATGTAAATCTCATCACCTACTACATTTTCAGCAATACTAAGACCATTTTCTAATGCTAGAATATCATCTAGACTTAAAGAACTTTTAATCTTTTGTTGTAAATCTTCTTTTTTCATGATGTACCTCCACATCTTTTAAAATATCAATACTCTCAAAATCAATACTAAAGAGTACACTTATATATTACCATAACTGTAAAGAATTGTAAAGTAATAAATAAAAATAGAGGTCAAGTTCTTAACTCAACCTCTATATATTAGTATAACAACCTATTACTAGACTTATCATACATTACAAGTTTACCACTGCTATTAGCATAATATGGTGTTAAATTCCCTTTTTCATCACCAATATACACTAAATTCGTTCTTGTGTCATATAACAACACATATCCATCAATTCGACCAATACGCTCAAACACATTAGCAGATATCTCACCATCAATTACTTTTGATTCTATATTATATAACTCTAAATCACCAGAATGAATCTTATAATGTAAATATGTGTCCACAGCTAACGAATAGACCATAGAAATAAATGCTAAAACCAAGAAAATAATAACTAATATTCTACCTAAAGACGGTTTATATGTAATCTTCATTATGTCATCCCCCATACTCCTAACAGTAAAATTTACTGATATAATCACTAAACTTCATTTTTGTTGTTGTATCAACGATAACATATGCATTTTCAATCCACGGATATTCTTCTGGCAACCATGCGTAGCCACCATTACCCCATTCAGTACCCCATGAATTTAAAAGCCTCCAATGGAATTTATTATTAATATAACCCCAACCAGTGATAGTAACAGCGTGACCACCATAGTTTACAACATCTCTATTAGAATTGTAGTTTATAATTCCATCAGAACCAACGTCATAAAAACAATCAAAAATAGGTATGCCTGTAATTACAGCCTTAGTTGTTAAAATAGCAACCTGTATCTCTCTTCTAGAACTACATACATAATATGAATCAATCCTAAATTCATCAGCTTTATTTCTATACAAATCAAGACTATTATTAACCTTATTATAAGCTTCATTAGTTGTATAGAAACCAGGCATATCATCATACAAGATAGAACCTACATCAGTACCACCTTTAAGACATGTACGTAAATACATACCCTCAAAGTTCTCTTCTTCAGGACGTAACCCATAATTAAAAGCTGGCGATAATGGTAATGTCAAAGAAGATTGACTATTATCTGATTCTTGTAAATACCTAACAGCACTATAAGAACAAGCACAACACATCTGAGATTTTCCTTGATTATACACAAAAGGGAATATCTCACTTTGATACTCATAAGGTATATTTACCGAACCTAGTTTTAATAAATCCCTAAACTTATAATCTCTACTATCATAAGGTGATACTAATAAACCACTACCTAAATTTGAATTATCCACCGAAACAACCCCTACTATACTAACACTTCAACATCAATCCTACTAATTCGTTTTAATGTATCTTGCAAGTATAGTTTATTTACGATATCTTTACTCTCTAAGCGTAAATACTCTTCTGTCTCCCTATAAATGGTGTAACTATAACCATCGTTATAAATACCACTCTGAACGATAATATCAAACTCTGTGTAGTAATCTTTTAGATTCTCATCTCGATATCTCACATGCTTACCAATAATAACACCTTTAACAGTTTTATATGAACCATCAAACTTAATAGGCTTCTTTATAGTAACAACATCCCCAATATCAAAAATTCCATCTCTTACATTTGTTAATGTTGTTGAAAGCTTAGTTCTAATCTCTTCATAAGTATTATTGTGTAATATCTCATACAAAGAATCTACTTTGAAAATCTTAACTAAATCATCATCTGTATAATATGAAGCATATCCACGTATTAGCATCACTTTACTACTGTAGTCAACAGCATCTGACAATATGCTACTCATAAATATAACCCCTCAATTAATCACTAATTTTAGTAACGTCAGATACTGACACCTCATATACCTCACGCTCTATTGCAGAACCATCGTTAAATTTCTTAGTATATACCCTTGATTGAATTCTACCTACAAACTCAACTTCAGTACCAACATCCATCTTATAAACGTATTTAGAATTTCTTCCCCATACTACGCAAGGAATATAATCAGATTTACTATACAATCTATTTACTGATAATATAACATCTGAAATCTCCCTACCACCAGGAGTCCTTCGATGTACTACATCTTTACAAATAAAACCTCTTAAAGTAATTTTATTTGTAAACTCTTCTACAGAATCTAAAATCTCAATATCCCTTGTAAACAAGAATAAACGTAAAGAGATTTTTCCTGTTTCGCTATTATGTTCATTGAAAGACCTAAACTGACCTTCAATAGAAACGATAGCATCTTTATCTATCTTATTAACATCATATACCCTATCAGAAATTTCAACTCTAATAGTATCTGATGCACTACTATTTAATCTAGGAACTCTCACTGAGAACTCATAGAAATCTTCACCATGTGTACTATGATGAATTTCTGGACTACTAACCACATATCCTACAATCTTAGCTGTATTCGTTATATTGTTAGTAACATCTGAGATAACATCACTCATATATGTTACTCCCCTTTGTACCCTAATAATATATTAAAATATAATTTCTTATATCGTATGTTCGCTAAGAGTATATATAAAGTAGATGACTATCCTTCTAAACTACCCAAGTCAATAATAGCTTCTACGTCAATAGTCTCACCATCAAAATCATCATCAATTTTACCATAGTGTATAACTGTGTCAGGTAGTAAATCCCACGTAGAAACATCATCCCAAAAGATATTGCCCTCATCATTTCTAACAGCTACACTTGTTTCATCTTTATAAGGTCTAATCTCAACAACCTCACCAATAAAAGAAACAAATGTATTATGCTCAACCCTATCCCCAACTTGAATCATATAGTACCCTCTATTCTGAATAGATTAACCTATCCTTATAATCACACAACTCACCCAAAGTTAGATTATATAAAGACCTCATATCTTTTAAATTAAAATCATCTTTATATTTAGAGAAGAAAGACCTATCTTCAACATAAGACAAACCATAGTAACGCAATGTGCCTTTTAAATTCATCTTGTTACCTAACATCTCTACCTGTTCAATAGCATCTTTAATTGTATATTTACTATCTAACTTTACATTTCTATCTCTTGCAATCACTAAACACATCATACTGAAAATACCTCTCACCTATTATATAATAAAAAAGAGTGTACATATCTCTACATACACTCTACACATTTATAATATTTTACTGTAATTCTTTATAACCATTACTAGATACAACACCATTCTGCAACATAGCCTGTTGCAATAAAATTGCATCAATACGCTTTTTAATGGAATTTCTTAGCTTGTTAGCTAATTTTTCTTTTGCAATTTCCTTACCAACATTAACATCAAACACATCACCATCATGACAACGTGCTTTAGCTTTATATGTACTCTTTAATCTCAAATTATCAAAGAACTTAGGTTTGAAATCAAAATAAACAATCTGAGATTTTCCTTGCATTAGTTTATAAAAAGCATTTTCGGCTAGATACTCACAATTAGTATTATATGCTGTAATTACTTGTTGCTTTTCATCAACCTTAATAATAACTGGAATAGTAAACCCCTTAAAAATTGTAATTCTTTCCATCTTTAGTATCCTCTCTATTAATAACATAATGTATAAATGGTGCCTGTAGGAGTTGAACCTCTGACAACCTCTCACCACTTAAAGTGACGAGGTTCCTACCCAACAGTTGCATATATTAAGTTTAAACTTAATATATGTCTTACACTATGACAGTAGGCTATCCCAATATGTCCTATGGTTCTTATATACTGAAATTATATTAACTCTAAAATTCGTAATCCTTCTTTTAATATATTAGTCGATGCATTGATATCTCTATCATGATGAGTATGACACTCAGGACAAGTCCATTCACGAATATTGAGATTCTTAACTTCTGAATTCTTAAAGCCACAATTAGAACATAATTGTGATGATGCAAAACTTGTACTTATTTGTACAAGTTTCTTACCATACCACAAACACTTACATTCTAATTGTCTACAAAACTCATACCAACTAACATCGATAATTAATTTAGCTAAGCTATGTTTTTTCACCATATTCCTAACTCTCAAAGTCTCAGAACAGATAATATCATAATTCTTAACCAAATATAACGATATCTTGTGTAGATAATCTTTACGACAATTAACAATATACTCATGAAATTTAGCTAATTTCAATCTAGCTTTTTCATAATTTTTAGAACCATAAATCTTGCGACTTAATGACTTTTGAAGTAATCTAAGTCGCTTTTCGTTATGAACTAAAAATTTAGGATTCTCAAACCTAGTCCCATCATTTAAGACACAGAAATCTTTTATCCCTAAGTCAATACCACAATTTTGATTGTTTTTCTCAAAATGTGCAATATCAACCTCAGCTGAAATGCTAGCATAATATTTTCCACTAGATGATTTAGAGATAGTAACGCTATAAATCCTTTTAAGACCTTCAAAACTACTCTTATCTCTAAATTTAATCCAACCTACTTTAGGAATCTTAACTGTTTTAGTATCTTTATCAAGATGTAAGCAACTGTTTGCACGATAAGAAAGTTTATCTCGCTTTTTTGATTTAAACTTAGGAAATCCATTTCCTTTAAAGAACTTTTGATATGCAACATCTAAATCTTTAAGACACTCTTTTAAGGCAACTGCATCAATCTCTCTAAGCCATATCTTATTTCTTTTAATCTCTGTGAGAATCTTAGACATATGATTATAACTTAAAGTGATATTAAAGTTCTTATACAATTTTTGTTTTAAATTCAACATAAAATTGTATATGAATCTTGTACAACCAAATGTCTTATCTATTAAGACTTTCTGTTCTTCATTTGGATAAATCCTAACTTTAAAACTCTTATTAAAGCTATTAATTTTATTCACGAGATATACACCCCCTCCCCTCACACAGTTAATGGTGCTCCCACCTCGATTCGAACGAGGGCAAATTCGGTTATGAGCCGAGTACTCTACCACTGAGTTATAGGAGCATGTGGCGGTCCTAGACAGACTCGAACTGCCGACACATGGTTTAGGAAACCATTGCTCTATCCACCTGAGCTATAGAACCATATTTTTTGGCGGAGAGGGTGGGATTCGAACCCACGGTGGAAATATATCTCCACTCTTCCTTAGCAGGGAAGTGTAATAAGCCACTCTACCACCTCTCCATATATAAGTTGGCAGGTCTTAAAAGAATCGAACTCTTGTTTCTAGGTTTGGAGCCTAGCGTGTTACCACTACACTAAAGACCTATGGCGGAAAGGATAGGATTCGAACCTACGGCACATCTCTGTGCAACGGTTTTCAAGACCGTCACCATAAACCACTCGGACACCTTTCCATAAAAAATATTAGAATTCGTCCTCACGATGACAACACACTACTATGCGTTTTGCGAACGCACGTCATCCATCGCCAGCCCTATGCCAGCGATATGGGAGTCGAACCCATAATGAGGACATATGAAAACTAAGACATTATAGCCACAAACCCTGCAGTGTTTCAGCTGTTTTCGATGATAAGTCAACACCGACCATATCTCACTAGTATATCGCAATCTACACATCATGAGAGTGGACTTTAATTGTGGTTCTAAGAAGAATTGAACTTCTAACTTGCCTAACCAATAGAACCATGCATAGTAGTTTTCTGAATAGCTAGTGAAATCAAGGTAACTACAAACCTAAAATAAGTTTATCCTGTACGTGTACAATGTGATAGTATAAAGTACACCCTAGCTTAAAAGTAATTATGTCTCGTACCACAATTACATATGTTATTATATATTATAAATTAAGTTTTGTAAAGTGCTTAATTTACAAAATATCCCCACCAGTAACCTGTAATCGCTCTTCATTTACAGTAGACACATATTTAGAATACAAGAAAGAGTTTTCATCCTTGAATTGTTTTGAATTAAATCTATCTTTAGAGATAGATTGTAACTTAACAATGTAACTACCAATGATGAACTCTTCTTTGCCACTCTCACGTAAAGAATCTTTTAATTCTTTATTCAATTCTTTAGCCTCAGCTTCAAGAATAGAGATTTTATTTTTTAAGTCTTTATATCTCTTAACTTTTTCTAATAACTGTTTCTCTTCCATAATATAATCTCCTTTTAATACTAATTAACCCTTTGTAGGTATTTCTATCTTGATATTTGTTTTTTTATCTGTGGAGTAACTAAAAGAACCAATCTCTGAATCTAACTTAGCCTCCACATCTCTTTTTAAGACATCATACTCAACAGAGGTGCTTACACCATCTGTTGAGATAACATTCTCTAATCCGACTTTAAAATCTTTACCATTTTCATCGTCTGAGAATGTTGCAGTAAACTTCATATCGTCTTTACTGTTACCCATAATATACCACCACTACTAAACTATGTCAATATTAATTTACAAAATATTACAAAAGTTTACTACCTAAGAAAGAAGAATTATCACCAAATAATCTATACTTTTCTTTTTCTAACTCAAAAACCTTTTCTTTCAATACTCTTATCTCTTGATTGATACAGACTATCTCTTCACCAATCTCATTATATCTCTTAGACCTAGCATCTGCGTCTTCTAGCTTATCATAATATTCATAGACCTTATCTAAGGAAACATTAATAAAAGTATCCCTATCAAAAGGAACATCACAAATGTAAATATTCATATAATCACCACCTCAAAGTGATTATAACATACCACTACAAAATATTACAACTAAAAAGAGGTGTAGTAAAACACTACACCTCAAATAGAAGAATCTTAATGTTCTTCGCTAGATAAGTAGATACCACTTTTAGTAGTAACTTGACTAGCTTCTAGTTTAGCGGCTTCCTCAACGATTTTTTCAATACGTTCAACGGCTTCAGTCGCATATTTTTTGACTTCAGGTTGCTCAGAATGACGTGCTAGTTGAGTCAAACGATACAAAGAGAATTTATCACCTTGTTCCGCATGTTTAACAAGTTCTGTCCAAGTCCAATCAAGACCAACATTACTATCAACATTAGTACCCAAGAAACCTAACAACCTATTCATTTCTCTATCCATTACAATAACCTCTAGAAATTACTAAAACTAATTATGAAAATATATCACCTAAAGGTATATATACAAAACAATAAATGAATGTTGTTATTTATTTACTTTAATGACTACACGATAAAAAGACTTCTTCCCATTAATGTATGGTTTAAAAATTCTAACAACACTAAACCTACCACTCTGTCTATGACATAGTATTGTAACTGGAACTG